CCTTTTCGCCGCCGCACTTGACCATATGGGGGGGGAGGGACCCACGGTTTTGGGGGGGAATTTTCACATTAGCTCTCACGTTTGTTTCGCTACCAATCGGACTCGCTCGCCATACCGGACCGGCGTGATTTCCGTTCCACCGGCCGACCTAATTTCAACCGACCATTCGTATAAGCCTGGCTCGAGCGAGGCGGTATCAGTTCTGGTCAGGTCGATAGATAGATCCCAGGTTCCGTCGTTGTTGTCGCTGACAGTGCCCTGCTTGATGATCGAGTTATCGTCATCCTTCTTTAGGCCGAGATAGGAGACGGCGGTGGCTACGGTGAAGTTGTCGACCTCATCGATAGTCCAGATGAAAGCTCGATCATTGGTCGCTAGGTAGTCGTCCCCGATGATGATCGGCGAGGTAATTACTCCCTCAGGATCTACTGGGCCGACGTGCGTGATGGTGCCTCCAGCTGCGAGGTCATCGATCTTGTCATCAATACTATTCGCCGCTGCCGCTCCAGCACTTGGAGCGAGCTTCATTGAGTCGCGAATATCTTGCTGGGTAAGGTCGTGGTACTCGCTGATTGTCCCGGTTATCGTGCCGGTAACCACGGTATTTGACATTCTGACAACGCCAGTCCCGCTTTGCGTTAGGCTTCCGCGGATGTAGCAATTGATCAGTTCCAGCGTTCCAGCCAAACAGGCTACTGGCTCAAGCAACCCGCCGATAACAGCATCTTTGATTGTGACTTGCAGTCCTGACGTTTGTACGATGACATTCGGTGTAGAGATTCTATGTGACTGTATGTTGATGACGCCGCTATCAGTGGCTTCGATCAAAGAGGCCCCACAGGAAATCGACTCGGCGGTTAGCGTAATAATGCCAGCCGACTCCATGTTACAGCATGAATCGCAGACGATGTGATGAGCCTTGACCGTTACCGATCCGGCACCTTCAGAAGCTATGGCATCGCTCCCGGCTGAGATAAACTCGCAATCGACGGCATGCTGTCCGGCAGTCATAATGATGCCATCATAAAGTGACGAGTAGATCAGCTGCGATTGAACGCTCTGGCTGCCACCGTTGAGAACTAACGCTGCCCCTCCTCCTCCAGTGCTCTCAATCTCGCTCGCTATGATTGCATTGTGACCAGACGACAGCGTCAATGCTGCCGTCGAAGCTGATGTTTCAACATACCTGCCGCCTTCCATCTGCTTTAATTCGTCGATCGTTCCCGCTGTGTATTGCGGGATCTTGTTGTCAACGATCTTAATTGCAAAGGTTTGCTCGTAATCCGTGCCAGCGACCACGACCCAGTAATAACCGGACAACGCCGAGGCGTCAAACGTAGCGGTGTAGCTGTTAGCCGATCCAAGTTGAGCGACAGTTGTCGAATAGCTTGTTGTGTAGGTCGAGTTCCAGACCGTCACCGTTGGCAACGGCGACTGGTCGGCAAAGCTGAGGAACTGGATAACCATTAGCTTGGCTCCCAATCAAAGGAAGTTTGTGGCCATTGAATCGAGGCGACAACATCGCCGATGGCTGCTCCGCCTTTGACCGCGTCGGCAGCGGCTTTCTCGACGGCGAAACAAGCGTTTACGTACCAAGCTTGGCAAAGGTACGCCCGGACTACTTGCGTTGCCGATAGGTAGACTGGCTCGCCGTGCTTTGGTTTGTAGGGGTAGATCCCGTCCGGGTTGATGGCTCGGGCTGTGGCATCTTCCAGCAGCCAGCGGGTAGCGTCGGAATATCTAGCCAGCCAGTGGGCGGCCTCGTCGCGATGCGTGCTGATCGGTTGCTCGCCTACAGTTATCCCTCCGGTTTCTTTCTGCCAGCGTTGATTGCTGAGCCAATCAAAGAAGGCTGGCAATGAATCGGGCTTGGTCACGACCTCCCAATCCCGTTCGACGCGATCATCAAACCAAACCAGCTTCGGCTCGCAAGTCTGCGACCAGGTGTCATGGTCTGGCTTCGGTAGTTTGAAAAAAGGAATTGGAACTTGATCTTTCGGAACTTCATCGAAGCTCCCGTCTTCTAGCAGCTTTAAGCTCACTAGGCTTTTCGAAGGAATCAACCCAACCGTTTTGAAAATGTTTTTATCAGGTTCCATAAGCAAGCTCCGAACACCAAACAACTGCATGCCATCTCCACGTCTGCGACGAGACTCCGGTACACTCAATTTTCAATGCGTCGTTGGTGTCGTTTGCCGTTATTGAAATGCTCGTTCCGCTTGCTGTATCAGTTCCAATCGTTACGGGAGCGAAAACTTCGCTGGTTGTTCCAGCAACGTTTTTGATAGCGTACTGGCGGAGATAATGAGCGGAAGCACTGCCATCCGATCGAACGCCAGTTATTGAAATAAGAAAATGGTTTATTCTTCCCGACGGTATTGCGAACCTTTCGAGGCTAGCTGTTCCCCAGAGCGAAAGTTCTACAGAAGAATTCGTTGTTGTCACCTGCGTAAGCTGGCCAAGAATTACCTGCGATGCGTATGTCTGCTGACCAAAACAAACGACTCCGAACTTTCCATTCGGAGCGCAAACTCCTCCCAAACCTAACGCAAAAGACGAGTTTAAATTTGAATCAAAGCATCCGACTGCAGAAGCGTTAAATCCCGATACTGTACTATTGTAAATCCCGAGGGCCGATGATCGAGTACCAGATGTGCGAGAATTGCTTCCTGTTAAAAACGAAAAATCACCGGATGCAACACTCGCTGGATCGTTTGCATCGGTGCGATAAATCTGCAAATCAACGGCATATTGTCCCCGACGATTTCCACCGGAAAGCGTTCCATCGGGTTTCGGTCCTAAAACAAACCCGCCATTGCCTTTCGGAGTTAAAACAATAGGTGAATTGGTAGTCGTTGAGTTATTCCGGATGGTGACGTTTTCTTGCACGGCAACAACAGTTCCGGCTGTGATGTCGGTGGTAATGTCTCTTGCCGAACCGCCAGCGGTTGTGGAAACCTTAAACGTGTCTCCACTAATGTCTCGCACAAAATAAATCGTGGTTGTGTTAAGGTTTCCGCCACCTGTGAGTGTTGGGAATCTGACTCCTTGATTGGCCGTAAAGTTATGACCGACTGCCGTGACAACATCGGTCGAAGCAACGCCAGTACAAGCGAAGGGGACGATTTCATCATCAATGACAATCGCCGAGTTTTGCAGCGTGGCTCCGCCTGTTCCGTCAGCTCGAAGGATGGCGTTGTCGGTGCTGCCAGTCGTTATCGGATCACCGCCGACTGGGTTGCCGGCTAGCAGCAGTTCGCCGTTATCCACGGTCAAGCCGGCGTAGGCGTCCGCGGTGACATCAAACAGGTTAAGCTGAGCCATGCCAACAATCTGCGATTGATCATCAAGCTGTGCTCCGGTTGTCTGATCAAGAACAAGATTTCCGCTGTAATACAGCGTATTGCCACTACTTGTTAGGTCGTAGTGCTGCAAGTTTAAGTCGTCATAGATTGAAAACGCGGCAGCCTCGACGGTCTGCGTGGTCGACTCAAGCTTGGCAAAATTATCAACTAGCGACTGATTGCTAGTCGCATTGCCTTTAATCTGCGAGAACGGAACGTCGGCGAATCCCGTCATTTAGCAACCCTCTTAATCAACCCTGTTCGTTCTGTTTCATGTCGTAGCTTGCGGTTTGCCCGCTCGGGATCGTGCTGCGTCCAGGATTCGCGGAAATGGCTGGCACGCACTTCGCGATGACAACGGGTTTCGCGATCGAACCAAGTAGCCACCACGCCGCCGCAGTCTCGCAGCAATGTTACGTCCGGCTCGTTCTGCATCCGCCAAGCCTTCACGATCATTTCCCGATCAACCGAATCCCATTCCCAGAAGATCAGTTGATCGAAGCACGGCTTGCCGGTGACGTCGTGGAAATGGTTAAGCTCGACCACATCGCATTGATCGATGCACGCTGTCGGCAGAAACATGGCAAGAGCGAGGAAAGCTACCATCGAGCCCTCCCAAGCAGCCATCCGCCAAAGAACAACACGCCGGCAACAAACGTCGAATGGGTCGGGTAGTTGACCGCGTAGATGTACATGATTTGCCAACCGGTCATCATGTCTTGCATCATCCCCTCGACTTCAGCAACTCGACTTCGCGACGTAACGCAACCAACTCGGCGTGGATCTTTAACCGATCTTCATAGCAAAGCCGATTCCGCTCTTCTAGCTCATCGATCTTCTGCTTCAAGTCTTTGATTTCTTGAGTTCTATCAGCATCCATCCGGCGGAATATCCAAACCAAGGCGGTAAGCGTCCCAGCAAAGCCGACGATCAAAACGCCGACGAGGCTCCATTGGCCATCGGGAGAACGCATCACGCTTGTATCTAGTTGCGAGACTAGCCAACTCATCGCCCGCCTGCTTTCTTGTAGCTCTCGAAGGTCAACATGCCGTCGACGCGAAACCTCTTTTCGCCGTCGCAAACATCAAAAAAGGGTGTAGGAACCGGCCCGCTATACTCGACCTTCTTCACCGGCCAGCCTTTTTTCTCCCAGGCTGGGCGGTGCGTCATCCACCAGTAGTCGCATGGCGGACAACCAGGCCGCGAGAACATCACCACTTCGGGCTTGAGTTGCGAATCGTCTTTGCTGTCCTGGTCGACAACCACCGACGGCAGAGGCTCTGTTTCCTGCAGCGGCCAGTTGGGCAAGTTAGCCGCAATCTCGTCGGCTTCCTTCAGGCCACGCGAAACATCCAACCAGTGCCGGCAAGCAATCGGTACAAGCATTACCAAACAAATCAGCAGGAACGCCAGGAAGGCGTTTACTGATTCTTGAACTTGTCCGTCTTGTCGCTCTGCTGCCATCATCCGAAAAGGCTCCGCTTCGTGAAGTCGATCGGGACTGGCCGAGGGTTGGGCGATACCATATCTGAGCGACCGACCATCACCGTCCATTGATGCTGCAACATCTGATCGATGCAACGAGGGTCGACATACGCCCAGCCTTGCAAACCCCAGTTGGTTCCCCAAGAGTTCTTGAGCAACGCCCACCAGCCAGCTGAGGATTTAACGCCGACGTCAGCATCGGGAACATACCCAGCGAACACCACCGCATGCCCGCCGCCACCGCTCCGCCAGCTTGTAATACACCCGCGAGAGTCGGGTGTCATCGAGCTATTCCAGGCGATCCCAATATGCACGATCCCAATCCCGCTGCCGATAAAACTGCGAACGTCTTCAGCTTTCTTGATCTCGGTCAGCGATCCTAACTTGTAGATCGCCGCATCTTTCATCGCCTGCGTGATAAAGCCCCAGCCAGGATAGGAACGCGGATAGGGTGCGATCGACTCCAGGCAGATCCCATCCTTGGCCGCCTTCGTCCCGCCAGATAGCGTGCTGCCGCTGTCGGTGCGAATGTTGTCGAACTGCTGCGAGCGAAGGTAAGCATACATCCGCGAAAGCTGTATGATGTCACCGCCGGCAACAACGTGGCAATACTCCAGGCACTCGCTTAATGAGTTGCCTTGACAGCTTCCGATTGAACCTTGATTTTCTACACGTATCCAGCCATCGGTATACAGCTTCGATCTTCGCGGGTCGACTCGTTCAGGAATGTCACCGGTCGAGGCATAAACAGGATCAACCGAGGCAGCCGCAATTGCTGCTCGGTCTTCCTGTTCAATCGCATAACCGCCGACCAACTCCAACCAGTTCACTTCGCCGCCTCCTTCCGAAACTGCTCGGCAATGTCGTTGATGAATGCAGCCGCTTCCGGCTTGAGGTTCACGCCGTCTCGAGGCAGCTTGGCCTGAAAGTAGGCATCGAGGATCGCTCGAGCTGTCTTGCGAACCTCGCCGGTCTTCGGGTTCACCTCGTCGTAAAATTGCTTGTCGGTTTTTATCTCGCCGCTGGCAACCTTCTTGGACGCATCGGCAAAAACGTCGGCATAGCCAAGCAACTCAAAATCGAAGCTCTTGCCGACAACGCCGCTATCCTCGGGAGTAGGCACAAAGCGAACGACCGACGGGGCGACCAGCATGATCAGCCCGCCGAGCATTGCAATGGCGATCCCGAGCGTTCGTTGGCTCACGACTTGTTGCCCTTGCTAAACAGTTCGCCTACCGCCTGCTTTACCGCGTCTTGGCCAGCCGTATTACGCTCGCCTTCGAAGTACTGGTAAAGCTCCTCAGCATCTCGCAACGCGTCCATGCGTTTGTTCCCATCGATTGCGTCCGTCAGCCTGCTGGTCACCGCATCCATCGACCTCGCAACAGTCGCCGACTTTGATCGTGCCCAGGTCGCCGCGATAACCAGCAGGCCGAGGAAGAGTACAACGCCACCGAGAATGGTTGTGATGTTTTCAAGCATGCTATAACGTCCTCAGGTCAACCGCATCTTCAATATGAAACCAGCCAGGCTCGTCAGCTTGTGCGACAATCGTCGGGCGAGTAATGCTCATCTGATTCCACCAATCCCAGAGCATCAAAATCAGCTTGATCAGCAGGATGATCGTGGCCACGTCGATCGTGTATTTGATCCCGCTCATCGTCGCCAATTCTTTTTCCGCTCCGAGCATGTCGCCAGCTTCCACCAATTCAAAGGCGTGGAAGGTCGAGTTCTGCTCGCAACCGAAAACGGATAGCTGATCAGCCGCCTCCATCCGCCTGGCCACTGGGTCGGTGGTATGGCAGTACGACTTGTAGGCAACGGTCCGGGCGATCAATCGATGAACTAAACTTACTCGCATGATGTTTCTCCTGGCCAAAACTTTATCCGCTGGCTGCTTGTTACGCCTTGGCCGTTTCGGTCTCTTTCACTTCCTTGAGCAAACTTTCGATTCTGTTGCGATAATCCGCCAACCAATAATCGATCACCTCTTCCGTCCAGTAGCTTTGCCGACGCAATCGAATCAGCGGCGGCGGTACTAAGCCCTGCTTCAGCCACAGCGAAACCTGGTAGCGAGTTACGCCAAGCTTGCTGGCCACCTGCTTCAGCGAAATCAGCGGCGAGCTAGTCAAGGTCATCCTCCGCTAAGCTGTTCAAGTTTCCGATCAACAGCAGCTCTTCGACCCAGACTTGCAAGTCGACCGGGTCGGCTCCAGCCTCCACGCAAATGTCATAAAACAGTGGCTCAGCCAACTCCGCGTAACGTCGGCACTCGAACAGTTCATGGGCAACCTGGAAAAAGATCTTGCCATCGGTAGTCGTGCCGGCGGCCCAAACTTGATAGACAGGCATCGAGCGTTTACGGTTCAAAGGAAATGCTCCTCGTAAATCCGATAGCACTCGCCTTGATGGTAGGCCCATACTGGATTGTGTTCGACGCCAGTACGCTCCCACTCCTCGTAGCTCGGAACATGGGCCCATTCGTGAATCAGCGTGTCTATCGCTGCGTCTTCGTTGAGGTCTTTCCTGATCGTGATGCGGAACCGCTGTTCGTCGTCGAGCTGCCAAGTGTGACCAAAGTCAGCTTGCGGCTTGCGTCGCACCTGAACCGTAAACTGCGGATAGGCTTTGCGAAGCTTGCGAATCAAAGCGTAAAACCGCTTCATGATGCCCGCACCTTCCAGCCTTCGGAAATGCGGTAGTTTTCTACCGAGAACTCGCCATCGCCATAAACCTCTACGCACGCAAAACCCCAGTTGCTCTTGGCAAAACGGTTGTATTCTGGGTTTTGAGCACAAAGCATTCCGGTTGACCATACCGCTACTTCGCGGCCGAACATGTCAGGTTCAACGTGCGTCGATGTTCGGTGCGAATGCCCGACAAGCACGCTATGCAGCGTCTTTAGGAACGCTCCGCGGGCTGGGTTGACAGGAGCGGCGATTCCCTTCGCCAGTTCGTGGCCGTGTAGGATCGGCAGCTTGCCGGCCATGATCGGTCGCTGCTCGCCGACGACCTCAACTCCGACCTTCTCGGTCTCGAGAATTACTGGCAGTTGGCAGGCCGGCAGGTCGAAGATTTCCGGAGCACGCTGCCAGATAAACTTGTCCCAACGCTCATCGTGGTTGCCGAGCTTGTAGACGATGCGAGCCTTCGGAAAGCACTCTCGCAGCCACCGCAAGCCGTCTATGCCGGATTGAACCTCCTCCTTGAACCGTCTGGCCTTCGGGTTCTTGTCCCAACGGGAAACCTGGTAGAAGTCCAGGTAGTCGCCGTTGATAACCAGCGTATCGATTCCTCGATTCTGCAAGGCAGCGACCGCGGCTTCCCAGGCCTTGGGCTGGTGGTAGGGTACGTGGGTATCAGACAGCACGCCAACCAGCTTACATCCGTCCAACAAAAAAGGCAGGAAGGGCTCGGCGAAGCTCGGTGGACACGAAAGCTTTTGCCCAGCCCTTCCCAGCCTCCGGGGAGACGTGGCGTGTTTGCGGAACGTTTCGCCGGCATTGCCGCGTACCAGCCGAATCATCCGGCGGGCATTCTCAAGCGACCCCACCGATTCGGCATGATCAGCCTTCAGCCTCCGAGCCAGCGACAGGCTCGTTGCTTCTGGAAATCGTCGGCAAAGTTCCTCGGCATAATGCCGAGCTTGTGTCTTTGGCGGTGGCAAAGCATTGCTGCCCAGTCTGTCCCCGCTGTCCCTTGCGAAGCTAAATCCGTTGCCCCAATTGTTCCATTGAATCTGTAGTAGGAAACCCCATTTCAGCCGATCTTGGCACAAATTTGGTCAAGCTCTGCCAGCCATTGCCGCCGGTCGATTTCGCCTCGCTGAAGCTTGCCATTGGCCCGCAGGCACAACTCGAATGCCGTATCGACTCCCAAGCCAGACAAGGTTTGCCGTAGCTGCTTGACCTCGATACGCTGCTTGAGCCGCTGATCGTTGTCGATCAACGCCCGCTCCTTGCTGCGGCGATGTAGAACTCGCTGGCGAATGAGTATCGCCGTATAGTCCCGCTCGTACCCAGCCGGCGGCGAGGAACGTCCTTCGATCCAGTCATCGAGAACCGCGTCGGCTTCCTCGATAGAAACCTCCGCCAGCGTCCGCTGCCAGACTGCCAGCGTGGCCAGCGGGTTGCTGCTCTTTCCGTTGACGTGCTCTTTCAAGGCCGGGAAAGCCACAAAAAGCCGGTCGTAAAAGCTTTCGAACTCTTTTTCTGTCATGGGATCAACCTCTTTCCGTTCGCGTTTGTCTTGGCCTTTTCGGCGGGTTTCTTGTGGTGGTCGCCGGTGAGGATCAGATTTCTTGCCCCGACCTGTACCGAGTAATTGAGGATCGCGATTGCCTCGCTTTCGGGATGCTTGGCCAGTTCCATTAGCTGAGCGTCTGACTCGATGTCGCCGATAGGTTTGTGGACGTTTAGCCTGTGGCGGTGCCAGAGTTGCCAGGCGTCCGAGAAGTCCTGGGAAGAAAACGGAATCAGATTTCGAGACTCTGAGTCTGTTTTTTTATTTGTCTCTCTTCTCTTCTCTTCTCTTCTCTTCTCTGGTAACGCTTCTGTCACGCTTGTGTCACGAATTTCTGTGACATCAGCGTGACGGGTGCGTGACTCCCTTTGCCTGATGGTTGCGTGACAACGCGACTTCGCCGATTTTCCGTTGTGAATCTCAAACCCTGGAAAGCTCAGAACCTCGCCATCGAAGGACAGCCAGCCAGCCAAAATCATGGCTTCCGCAAAACCTGGTTGGTTCACATATCGATCGACCCACTTTGGATTGACGCCAGGAGTCACGCCGTTTGCGGTATGTTTGTCCGCCCAGCTCCATAATTTGTGAAGCCGGCCAATGACCTGAAATTCATCAAGTGCAGTCGATTCGCAAATAACAAAGACAGCCGGGTCATCCTGAAGGTCGATCCGCATCTTGATCCAATCGCCAGCCATCTCTAAAACTCCTCCCCGACCAGAAAGTACAACCATCCGCCGCCGAGCTTTTTCGGTTGCTTTGCCGCGATCCGCCAGACCAGCATCCCGAACTTTTCGGCAGCCACCCGGATCTTGGCTTTCGCATCATCCTCAGCCAGCAACTTGCTGCCGGTGTGAATCTTGACCTCATGAGCTTCGATCGTCCCATCAGGTAGTTGAACGATAAAATCCGGCGTATAGCGACACGACCTCGCCAGCTTGAACGTCAGCGGTTCATAGTCCCAAGCCAGCAACTCACCGGCCAAGACTCTCGCTGTGAGTACGTCAGCATAGGCTCGCTCAGTCGCGTTCATTTCGCCAGGCTGTCGCCGGCCAGTCCGGAACTTTCCTCGGCCCCATCGACCTTTTGACATAGATAGACTCCTTTGTTGCTTCAGAAAAGCGTAAACGCATCTTCCTTTGGACATCCATCCCACAAAGATGCCGATTGGAATGATTCGATTCGCTCCGCAATAATCGCCATCCGCGTCGATGCGTTTGGCGGACAGTACATCCCAAACCGGCTATAGCTCGATGAATTTCGTACCGCATTCGTGCTGTCGGCACTTGCCAAAGGCAACGCGGTAAAAACTGCTGGGTCTAACATTCGCAACCCGTGCAGCTTGGTGCGTGGCCTGCCATCATTGCAGACGACTTTCATAGCTTCCGCCATGCGTCGCCACCAACGGTCGTTACCTACCGTCGCGTAAATGTCGCTTGAACCAATCGCAATGCGAGCCCAATTTGATGCGAGCCAATCAAGCCGATCTAAGCTTTCGTGCATGTGCCACACTGGAACGCCAATTGTTCCACGCAAGGACCGCTCCCATTCGTCGATTAAATCGTTGTTTTGTCGCTCGTCGCCGTCGATTACATCTGGAATGATTGCCCAATCAAACGCTGGGTGATGCTTCCAATCATCGACGAATCGATAGTAATTCAACCAGTCAATCGTTTTGCCCTGCTTCCACGCAGAGAAAGCCCCGTTGTCGATGCAAAACGATTGACACACTTCGGCCGCTGTTCCGATGTCTTCCGGTCGAAAAAACGAAATCAAGGCGTGACGATTCCTGAGGAATCTAGCAACATCTTCCCGTGTTGCTCCGCATGGCGTTCCGTGGTAGTGAATCATTCGACAACAACCAGCCTTCCGTTTTGGCCGTGACGACCCTTTACGGTTATCTTGCATTCAATATTCAGCTTCTTCCGAAGAAGCTCCAAAACCATTTCTTGTGAAATTTGCTGCCCGCGAATCTCTTCGCAGATGGCTTCGATTTTTTCGCATCTGATGAAGTCTTTTGTTTCGATTTGCACGCTGTAATAATCCCAAACAGGTGCAAACGGACATCGTGCGTGGATCGTTGTTCTGTGCATTGCTTTCATAGATGGTCTCATTAAAATTATTTTCTTTTAAGCTCTATCGCCAATTCAATGATTGTCTGTGGCGTTCCTGGCTGCCTTTGGATCGGGCAGGATTCGAACCTGCTTCGCTGGAGCCAGCGGTGGCCGTCGCCACGAGGGCATGTAGCCAACACTCCTGCGTGTTCCCACCACGCCGCCGATCCGTAACGTTATGCGGATGGTTCCGCGATGCCACGATCCGACAACTCGTGCAGAACTTGCCCAAGTTTGCACCAAGGATGTTCGGGGTGGTTGCTCGGTTGCTGCTGGTACGTCTTGTTGTACCACGCAAAAAACTTAAACGACGCCTCAAGAAGATTCGCGAATGTTTCCGTGTCCTTTACTGACACCGTAATTTCCGTGCTTGCCATGTCTAACCCTCAATCGCCGCATAACAACACATTGAAACCAAGCGGCGATAACGTTGGTTTGCAATGGCAGCATTTACTCTCGCCGCTGGTTTAATGTGAGCGTTCTGCTGATCTACCAATCGACGCACTGGTCACATATCGGGGCTTGCACATCGTCAAACAATGGCAACCTCAACTGTGATTCGTCCGCCTTGACGAGCGACTCCCAGGACCATAGACGCCCCAAACCTTTCACGGTTTGCAACGTGCCAGCCTCTTTCGCTACTCGCTCAATTTCGACCGCTCGCTGAAACAGCTCGGGGTCACTTTTGGCTAACGCCAAAACTTCTGCTTTTCGCATCGACGGACAATAGAAACACGCTGACTTAATCGGGATCGGCAACCCTGCACATCGAATAGCTTCGATGCAATCCTCTTGGTCCCAACCCCATTCGATCAATGGAAATCTAACGTCTGTCCTTTGGTTCAATGTGCGTTCCGCACGATGTTTTTCGCCGCTATGGATTCCGACCAACCACATTGGGTTTTTGATGTCGTTGTCTCGTAACCATTTCTTTTGCGGTTGTATCTTAAATCTATCGCTGCACGATCCGAAACCAAAGGCTTTCCCTGGAAGCGTTTCACGCTCCAAGCAATCTGCCTCTAGCGTTAGCTTTTGCTTTACCACCGTGATTGGAGGAAACTTCTTGGACGCTAACCATTCTTGCATTCGTTCTATGTGCTGATACGTTCCCGGCTTTTCGCCGCCTGTATCGGAAAAGAGGATTGCGTCTGGTCGTTCGTCGCGTTCCTCCAATCCCACCAGTAATGCGGTACTGTTGACTCCACCACCGTAAGACAGCAGAACAAAGTATTGATCCGAATGATTGCCGCATTCATCGCACTCGAAAAATTTGTGTACCATGCTTCGTCCTCCATTCTCCTAGCGTCGGCAAAATGGTTGCCGATCCGTGTCACTCAAAACTTGGCCTTGTGTTCGCCCTCAACCAGCTGGCTTGAGATTCAATACATGCCGCTTTAGCCGCATCATCCGCCGCACAAGTCGCAGCATCAGCCGCATAAGCCGCCGCACAAGTCGCAGCATAAGCCGCATAAGCCGCCGTAGCAGCCCAGGCCGCCCAGGCCGCATGAGCCGATGACCTGACACCTGAAACAGCAGCCACGCAAGCCTCTGCCCAGGCCGCATCTCTAGCATCGGACCAAGCCGCTGCTAATTCCTCGTCGGTTGCATCACCGTTTACGAATCGCTCAGCCACTTCGATTGCATTTTTGCTTCGCTGGTCTGTCAGCAAGTGCTCGACGCTTCTGGCACAATACACAACAAATAGTCGCAACTCATAATTGGTCAGCACTCCTGGCCGCGTTGCCACCCAAACCAGCCACGCTAGCGGCAGCTTGTCCCAAGCATCGATCATCGATGAGCAATTCGCCAACGCCCAGTCTCGACCTTCTTTGCACGCTTTGTGCTTGTCGCAAAATTCTTCGATTGTCAGCATCATTTCTCTCCCAGTCCTTTTTCCGCCAGTTCCTTCAGCTTGTACGCCAGATCGAACGACGTCATATATCGAAACTCCGTATACGCCTCGACGACCTGCCGCAACGCTCGCCAGTATCGTTCAGCCCGTAGCCGCTGATGCCACGCTTCGTCCCAGGCTTGGCCGGGCGGGTAAGGCCGGAATGGTTTGGTCATTGTCATTGTCCTTGTGTTGAAAAAGCCCGGTGGCAGGACGCAGCCGGGCACTGCGAGGGTTGTCTAACGCCTGCCTCGCTTTTCAGCTATCTTGCAGATGCTTTTGAAAAAGCCTTGTTTCTGCTTTTTGCAGCCTCCTTTGCAAGAAATGCAAGCGGACGCTTATCCGACCGTCCGTAATTGTGAACATGCTCAAGCATTTCCAAAAACGCATCTTCGGTTGCACAGTTGTGAAACAGCTGCGGGTTTGTTCTTGCTTTGTGAACGATGATTGACTCATCAAATTCATCAAGAAACATCAGCTTGGAAAGCGAGTTGACAAAAAGTGCCTTACAGGCAAAAGAGATTTTCGATTCTGTGCATGCCAGCACTACCTTTTCAATTTTTTCCATGCGTCGTATTCCTTCCGCAGTTGGCTTAAATCTGCCCTCTTTAATTGACTGCATCTTGTTTTTCGACGCTGCAAGTTCGCCACCAAGGATAGCAGCAACGGAAGCAACGCAGATTCCGGTCCTTGATGCAAACGCGACAACTAAGGCTGAATTTAGATCTCCAGACCTTTCATGTGATTTAACATAGTCTTCCAGCTTCCATGGCCGAGTTGCCCGTTCAAGCTCAGCTATAGTCGCCGCATCGTTTGATACGACATAATAAACAGGCAAGCCTAAGGCTTTCGCACATTCGAACCGATGGTGGCCTGCTTTAATCTCAAGCCTTCCATCTTCCATTTGTGAACAGTGAATTGGGTACGCACAGATAAAGCCGTGACGCTTCATCGACTGCAATAAGTTCCCAATTTTCTTGACGTCTCGGTTAAATGCACTTACCGCAAACATTGAATAGCAGTCAGTTCTGCAAAGTTTACTTTCCATTTGTCCAAACCCTTTCTTTATTATCCATCCAGTCCCTTACAAGCCGAAACGCTTCCAGCTTGCGTGCATGCCAATCTTGTATTCGTTCCAGATGTGCAATGGCCAGTTCAGCAAATTGCATGCTTGTGCAAACAGATGAAGACGTCGAGTCATCTTTCTTGGTTTTTGTCCTTGGATCATCTATCCGCGAATATCCAGTTGACTCGAGTTTCTTTGCTTTGCGTTCTTCTTTGACAATATCCTTAACGCCGCTGACTCCCTGCTTCTCAATGATTTCAGCCTGGCGATTTTTGTCTGTCACTATCTTTGTAAACCGTTCCGCTGCCGATACTGGAAGCTGACCGGAAACGACTAGAGTTTGCAAAGACTTATCGCCGGACGATACGACCTTCTTTGCAGACGCAATCGACCGCACCCCGACGTTGACGGCCTCGGCGGCTTCGGCGACGGATGAGCTAATCTGCAAATTTGCAGATTTGCTCTTTTCATGCTGGTTAGATCCATCGCCGCCCCTTTTCAGATTCGCGATGTTGGCCCCGACCATTGCTCGCTGGCTCTCATCCATATGCCGTCGATGAAGGTTTTTAGATAGAACGTGTTTGAGCGGATCTTCACCTGTATACTCGTTGCCGATAGGCTCAACTCCGGCAAGCAAGCAGGCTTTGTAGCGATTACGGCCATCTAAAATCTTGCCATCGTATAGCTCGATCGGATCAAGCAACCCGTTTTGCCGAATGTCCTCTACAAGCTCCATCAACCTATCGTGGTCCATCATCGGAAAGATGTTAGCGATCTCGTGGAACTCTAAATCTTTTAGTGCGTTTGTCTTTGTGCTGTTTTGGTTATTCATGCCTATGTTCTCCATTTCCATTTGATAAAAACTATGAGCAATCGAAATAAAGGACTACTCAAGTTCAATTGGCCTTGGGAACACTTCGCTGAACGCCTCGCACCAATCAGAAGAAACATACGTAGAGTCTTCATCCCAGTAGTCGCTCAACTTGTAGCCTTCGTCACATTCCTCGTTGTGTGTCGCTATGTAATCACAAGCCTCGTCATAGAGAATGCTTAATGAAAGATAGTTATACGTTTCGATCAGTGTTCTTTTACGATCTTTAGATTCATCCACCGTAGCTACATGCAGCAGCCCGGAATGAATGATGTAGTCATACGGGTATCCGCCATAGTCTTTCAAATGACCTTGCGTCAAATACTTGATAACACGTTCTTCTTTCCAGCTTGGGTTTTGTGTTTTGTTAGTCATTTAATGTCCCTCCTTTTTGGTGTGCACTACCGCCTAACCTTCTTTGCCATCGGAACGAGGATCGTCTTGTTTTTTAACTCCCATTCGCCTTCTTGGAATATGCGGACATCGCCTTGAAAAAACATCGATTCCACGTCTTTGCCTTTGATAGTAAAACAGACTTTTGAAGAACTCTTCCCGCTTTTGCTCAACTGATTTCCTTGGTTGCCTAAGTTGCTTTGCTTCATTAGTCCAACCATCCCGGATTCCTCGTCGACTCCAGGAAGGAATTTATCGCCAACTTTCCATCCCACCTCATCAAGCGTTTTATTGCTCAACATAAACTTAATCTGTCCGCTCTTTCTTTCTTTGTTTATCCTCACCTCGTATTCGACTCTTTTCGTCGCCTTCGTCTTAATGTCAATCAACTTGAATGCCATAGCTCTCCCTCAATGCTTTCAGAAACCTACTCCGCCACCCGATACACATTTGCCGCAACGCCAGTCACCTTGCATTGCCGCTTGCCGGCGATTTCGATTTCGCCGCTCTTCACCAGTTCAGCCGCTCGCTTGCGGATCGATTCGCGTAGCGTATGGTCGCCCGTCGCATGCCAGGCCGCTTCGTTGGCCGTCGACTGGCCAAGCTTGACCAGCGACTGAAGGAACATCCGCCGCAGCCGCGTTAGCGAGGGCTTGATATGCTCCGCCGCTAGCTGACTGGTATCCGGGTCGCTGCTGCGAGCCGAGGCCCAGGCAAACAAGTCTTGGCTACTCATCGCTTCCCCCGATCAGCCCAGCAATATCGATCGGGTCGGCCTTGATCGGTTGCGATACGGCAAACTGCTCGTCGTCTCGCTCGAAGGCTTGCACAATCTCAGCCGAGAGCGGTATCCACTTCGAGGCTCGGCGGAACACGGTTTTTTTTGACATTTCTGCGAAGTCCGTAACCCACGGCCCGGAGTTGCCAGCCCGCGACCTTTTGCGGATAGCCTCGATTTCATCGCGGCTCATCAGCTCGCATTTGATGGCACCGTTTACAAGTTTGATGTAGGCATAAGCCCCGACGATCTCACCGGCGGAAGTCGGCTTGCCTTCGTTGCGGAATGCCCACGGCGTATGCTGTTTCACCTCGCCAAGGCTGAACTCGAACAGGTCGCCCTCGCGGATAACGTCGCAGTGAATCGAAAGGATCTTTTCCGATCGATAGGCCAGAGCGACGATGCCCTTGTAGTCCAGGACCAGCGTACACTCTTTGCCATACGGGATCAGGTGAGCATGCCGACCGTCTGGCTCTAAGCCCCAGGCCGATAAGTCGAGGAGGCACCGAAAGAAACTTTCAGGCGTACACTCCGCAAGCTTCGGAACTCTGGCAAGGCATGTCGTCGCGATCCTCGCCATTCGTTCCGCCGTCATGTGCTGCGGCAACGCTCGGCCAATCTGCTCAAGCATCGACGGTGCGGCCAAGTACTCGCGAATGGAATGTTTCTTGGGTTGTTCGGTTGTAATTGCGTTCATTAAACAAGCTCCTCGCTTTCGATAGACTCGGACAAATCAAACAGACCAGCCTGCTCTGGCTCAGACTCCAAAGCCTTTTTGACATTTCGAACTGCCTGCTTGTAGTAGCTTGACTTAAGCTCAACTCCAATGGCGTTTCGCCCGTTCAGCAACGCTCCATATACTTCGCTGCCGACGCCCATGAACGGGGTAAAGACAACTTCACCAGGGTTTGACCGAAGCACGACAACTCGTTCTATGACATCCAATTGCAGCGGATGCACGTGCTTTTCATCATCAGGCTCGCGAGATTCCTTGTATGGCAAAACCCTGTCGATTCGAACATCGTCCCAGAATGCCGATGCATACTGCCGCCAGATCCAATGGCTATACCGATTCTCAGTTTGCTTCCCTCGGTGCCCTCGGTATTTCATCAACTCATCGGGAACATTTCTGGAACCTGCGTACCAGTGAAGTCCAGTTGGGTGAGCAATCGGAACTGGGTTAGTTCCCTTTTTGCGAAAGAGAAGCAGATAATCGGCAGAAGCCACATCGCATAAAATCGAGTCGTCTACGATTTGCTTATGGGCAAGACCTTTTGCCATTGTCCTAAGACGCACTCCCAGCGGCTCCTTCCATACGCAGTGTCTTGCAATGTGTCTAAATCCAAACCGTTCATGAAGCCGAATAATGTCGCCAGGGAAATCCACAAGACGCCGAGCAAACCCTTCGCCCTCTGGAACGTCCATGCAATGAACCGCAGTAACGCGACCAGGAATGGTTGTCCGTGCAATTTCTTTTACGAGAAACTCGTAGTGGTCGAAAAACTCTTGGTAGCTGCGGCAGTTGCTCATATCTCGCTCGCTGCTGCTGTAGTTGTATAAGCCGCAAAAAGGAGGGCTATATACAGAGAGATGGATCGAATCATCTGGCAGCTCGCGAATGACATCGCAGCAGTCGCCGTTGTAGATCGCATATCGATCGGTGATTTGTTGATCAAGCACTTTGGCCACAGTATTCCCCACTAAAAAAAGAAGGCTTCATAACGTTCATTCCGAAAGTGATTTCCTTGGATATTGCCAGCTCGTTGTTCATCTCGGCGACGAGACTTTCAAACATCAGCTCGCATGCTTTAGCTTTACGCTTAAGATTTTCAAAAACGTCGGCTTCTCCCTCTGTCGTTACCGTGTCGACAAGTACAGATCGCTTCTGTCCAAATCGCCAAAATCTCCTGACGCATTGGTAGTACTGCTCGAATGAGTGCGAAGGGAAGTACGTCATGTGGTTGCAATGCTGCCAGTTCATTCCAAATGCCGCGATCTTGGGCTTGGTTATTAGTCGCTTTACCTGTCCACTGCTAAAGGCGATAAACTTTTCTTCTTTCTCGTCATCGCTGTCATTGCCGCTTACCTGGACAGAATCGGCGATCATCTTTTCCAGCAGATCACCTTCTTGGTTTAGATGGCACCAAGAAACAGAGTAGTCCTTGCCTTCGACAAGCTCGGCGGCTTTTTCGCATCGCTCAACAATCGTCTGCTTCTTTTCCTTGCGTTGCTCTGCTAGTCCTTTCGCCGGTATCACAAACAGCATCCCAGGTGCTGGCTTGCTCGCTTCAATCAAGATCTTTTCCTCGACCAATCCAGGAAGAACAAAATTCCTATCGTCAAATCCAAGGTCGCTTGGCCGTCTTAATGCTCTTGCCCACGAGCACATCCATCTCCAAAATGGCTGCTCTGCATGCGACTTAAACCGCCACAGTCCATCGAAAGCACGACCAGTTGCAAACGCTCTTGAATTCGGATGCAAGCTGCCTTCTTTGTTAGTAAAAAACATGCCCAGCATGTCCATGTACCCAAGCTCTCCAAGAGCCTCGCTGCTTGTACCCAACTCGACGTAGTCATTCGGAGCCGCTGTTGCTGTGCACAGAAGACGATACTTCATCATTCGCATGAACTCGGTGATTGCAGCTTTCGTCGCACCTTCAAAGTTTTTTAGGATTGAAGACTCGTCGCAAACCATTCCAGAAAATGCAGACTTGTCAAAGTGGTGCAATCGCTCGTAATTTGTGATAAAGACCTTTGCCCCATTCGCCTTGCCATCGCTTGACCGGCTTGCATCAATTCCAAATTTCTCTGCCTCTTCTGCGGTCTGATAACCGACAGCTAGCGGCGTTACGATCAAGACTGGCTTATTTGTTTTGCGAACTACATTGTCGGCCCAGACGAGTTGCATAAGCGTCTTGCCCATTCCGCAGTCGGCAAAAATTGCTGCCCTTCCTTTTTTAATTGCCCAAGATGTCAACGATTGCTGGAAGTCAAACAAACAGTCAGGAAGATAAATCGGCTCAAAGCCGTGGAATCCGCTTATGTGACGCTTGTTGTCTATAAAATCTTCGTACTCCATGATCGCTCCCTCGCTAGTTAAAGTAGTATTTCGGCAGGCTAAGCACGTTCACGCCTTTGGCGTGGTCGCTCGTCCAATCGTTGTGCTCGGTGCGTGTCCGAAGCTCCTCGATCAGTTGGCAGACTTCGGCCAAGCCGGTATCGACTGCGACTGCATCCAGCTCGTAACAGGCCGCGATATACGGCTCGCTGGTGGACACGCAAGCAAAGACAAACCGAGGGCGAACGCCGTACAGAAGCTCGACAGCCTGGCTATACATCGCCGCCTGGCGGTGGTAGCCGTAGTTAGCGACAGATGAAGCAAACGCTCTCGGCGAAACGTCGCTGGTGGTCTTAACGTCGAGGATCAGCGTCCGCGAATGATGCACCAAGTCCAGCTTGCTTTTGCATGGTGTATCAAACAGGTCGAAGGTTAGCTCAAGCTCGACATCACACTGAGAGCGGAAGACCTGCTTGCACTCGCCATGATTCGTGACAGCCTCGGCCATTTTCATAGCTTGTTCCCACGACTCGTAGTCGATCAGCTCCTTACCTTGATGCTCGCAAACAATCCTTTCGTATATCGCTTTACCTTCCTTGGTCCGACGGTCGACCTTTGGGACGCAAGCGTACTTGTTTGGCACCGTCTCAGGCTCAAGAATCAAAGCGTGAACAAGGCTGCCTAGCTTCATCTGCGGCGTCGGCTGCCGCTCATCCAGGCCGAGGATATACCGGCGATGGTATAGCTCAGGCGATTCCTTCAGCAGGCTCAACATTGAGTTGCTAACTCTGGAATGGTCGCTGTAGTAGTTCATGCTGCCACCCCGATCAGGAAGCCAATCAGGCCAGCGGTGAGGCTAACCATCAGATACGCAGACACAACATCGCTGCGTGTCGGTGGCGGTGCGACCTTTAGCAACTCCTCGCAACTTTCGTAGCAATCAGTCCAACCGTCTCGCCAGCCTTCTTGGTAGTCTTGATTTCGCGTCATCGATCTTTTATTTGTCAATGCGACCATTTCTTATCCTCCCCATCGATTCCTGAACTTGTTTCAAAACCTCGTTTGGTACTCGGCCATGCGTTCGCTTTAGCTCGAGATACGCTCGCCTCTCGGCCTCTTCCTTTGGCAGCTTGCCATCATGTTGTTGGATCGCCGCCCGTTCGTTCCAAAGTTCCGTTAGGTCCTCGTCCGTCATCCTCTTCGGCCAACTCCTCTCGAAGAATCTTCACCGCTGGCGGTGCTGTGATGCCGAGCTGCACTCGGCCACCGCGAATCGAAACGACTCGCAGCCGGATCCCGCCGTCGATCAAAATCACTTCATCTTCCTTGCGACTTAGCACTAACATCATCGATCTCCTTATCTGGTTAATCTGCTAGAAACTTCCTGTTAGAAACTGTGATTTTCGTCGTCTTGATTTCCTCGACGGGCTTAGCCTTGGTCGTGTCCCACTCCTTCGAGTCATCTGGATGGAAAAGCTCGTAGCCTTGCTCGACCCGCTGCCGAAGGACTTCGATCTTTGCTTCGCTGCCGATTGGGTGTTGCGTTGGCGTGCCAAGTCCGCGAGGAACGAAGTCCTCGTCGTGTCCCTTTAGAAGGATGTCTCTTGCCACCGATGGATAGAGCCTCTCGGGCTTAAACGTCGGGTCGCCCTGTGCATGCAGCCAGCTGTCGTATGCTGCCGATGCAACCCAGACGTAGTTAAGCTTCTTTCGACCCTCGACGCGAAGCCAGCGTTTCTGCCGGCATTGCGTGATATAGCTGATCGCTTGCCGAGCGTCGCAATCCATGAACTTCTGAACGTCCTTGACCGTGATTCCGGCATTGCCTCGCATCTTCGCGAGTACCATGATCTTTGGATACTTGCCGATCTTTTGCATTCCGTTGACGCTGATCATCATGTTCGCCTGACTCAGACCTTACCCCGAATCACGCGAATCGGGTACGCAAGCCATCGCCGAAAAGAGTCTGTTCCGTAATGCAGACGCCCCTTGCGGAACCACTGGAACTGCCAACGCCCACGCCACTTTTTAATCTTTGGAAACATCTATGACCCTCCTGAGAATCAGTAAACCCTTTGAGTGTTCTTCGCACCTTGCCGTTGGTTCGTCTTCCCATCCCGGTTCGGCTGTCCCTGGGATCGGTTCGCAATCGTAGACGGCTTGCCTGTCGCATCCGTTACGCTCACACATCATTGGTAATGGTTCTTGCATTGCGTCACTAAAGCAGGCGAACAAAGGATTCAACCCAAGCCGCCGAATATCGTTTTCTTTGATGGAAGCCCAACCACGGCGGCTGGGTTAATCCAATCGTTCCACGGACCTACCGACGCCTATCGTGAACGTCAACAATCCAAAAATCCTCGTTCGGCTTGAGCCGCTTCTGAAACTCGTCCAGCGTCAAATGCGACTGCTCGCCGCCATGCTGCCGAATCTCTTGCAGCATCCAACGCTCCGCGTCGTCTACGCTGCTAAACAGGTGAACGCCATCCGTGAAACCTACGGTTTCCACGTAGACGACCACGGCGACCGTGCCCGTTGGGCACATCGCTTTGCACAACGCATCAATGCGTCGTCGGTCCTGGTCTGACAATTCAATCGTAAACGTGTTACTTGCCATCTTTGTCCTTTCCAAAAAACTTTCGCATTTGAGGATCTTCTTCCATGAAAACCTGGAAGCACTCTTCAAGAGACTCGCATTTAGCGTATGGGTCGTTTTCGTGCTGCTGTTTGATTTCATACTTAATCGAGTTGCACGCGATCTGATACCAGAACGCTTTGCGTTCGTATGACTTCGCGGCCCCTTCGTGGCCTTCTTCATCGAAAAACTTTTGCATCCTTACGTTGTAATCTCGCTCTGCTTCCATCTGCTTGAGCGATGTTTCCAAATCTTTAACGCTCTGCATCATTCTTCCCAAACGTCTTTGCCGGTTTGTTTCTGAAACTCACGATCCACTTTTGCGACTGGCCGAGACTTCGACCGTCGCGTGTAATACTTCTCGCTTCGCAACTCTTCCCAATGCTTTTGGTCTGTCACCGACCACACCGAAAACGGCGGCGGTGTTTGACCTCGCATGATCGGAAACGGCGTGCCTTCCCAATGTCCAACCAACACCCAGAAGACGACAGGCCGTGGAACAATGGGTTGTACCGAAGTCGCGGCCAACGTTTTTTCATTTTGCATAGTCTTTTCTCCGCGACTCGGTAAACCCAAGCGATCACTCCTAATTTCCAAACGGGCTTTGGCACCGTGCCGCCGCCCGCCGCAACGAGCCAGAAAAGCTTGAAAACACTCTCGCTGCGTTTATGAAGTCGCCCAGGAATCGAACCTGGCTCCCAACTGCTGGTGTAAACCGTGGCGGATCGACCTCGCCTGCGTTGGGTCCGATGTTCCGGCGAGGCACCAGCCCCGCGACCTCAGTCTCAAAACCACGCCCGAACCCAATCCCTCGGACTCATCATGTGAACGGGCGGAAACTCCTACTTGGCCATACTGGCCAGAAGAACAAACTCGATAATGCCAATCGGAAAGAGTGCGAACAAAAACGCCAAATCGATAACGTCCATTCGTCTAGTCCTTGTGGTGTGCAGAGTGCGACCACTGAGCAAGAATGCTCAAGAGTCGTTCTTTAGTGATCGCAACCAGTCGCCTTCGACAGCTTCTTGATTGCGGTGGTAAATGTATCGGCTACCTAGAACAATATCAAGAGGTTATTTTGAATTTTTCTTTCCTGGGTTTCCTCGAGGACGTCGCTCCCTCAAATAACGATCGCACTCTGCCTTTGAAAAAAGCATATAAAGTCCAATCCTTTTTGATGGTTTCATCAGCCCTCGTTTGACATACTGTTGTACTGTATTTTCAGACAGCCCCATGTATTTTGCAGCCTCGCGGGATGTGTAAAACACGTCGTGCTTTCCTTGAATTGTCATTTTCATGGTTCCTATTGTAGCTGCGTGACGTACAATACAAAACAAAGAAAAGCCGTCACGGGTCGAAGATGACCGAAGAACGACGGCCAAACAACGATGTCATCTTTTGTGTAACCTCTAGCCGGGTTTTCGAGCTGCACTATCTCGACCCAGCCATCCCGCCGACCCAGTCGTATTCCGGATGGTATGCCAACTGAGGCAAATTGTCACGGTAAATAAATTCCCGAAAATTCCGTTCTCGTGTCGGTTTTTGTGTCTTTACTTGTGCTCGTTTTTCGATATAAATATAGGACACAAGCGACGGACAGGCCGCCGCGGGAAACGAAAAACGGGAGTCGGCTAACTTTACCCGCCCGCCGCCGGGATGGGCTCCGGCTTTTCAAAGGTTAATTTATGAACAACTCAAGCTTTGAAGTGTCAATAAAGTTTGAAATCAATGAACACAAAGTATCGATGTCGTCCGGTTTGGATTATGAAAAATCAAGTGGATCTTCACACCGAGGTTTTGTTTTTGGCAATTGCGTCGTTGAAGTTCTCGAATCATTAAAGCCGCATTTTGAAGGCGATGAGTGGAAAAGTTTTTTGCTTAGTTTGTCGCAATTGAAAGAGAGCGAGAATCACTAAGTATGGCTTATCAACACGCCAGCCGCCGGGATTGGCTCCGGCTTTTTAATGGGGACAAATCATGAGCTATAGCAAAGCTTGCGAAATACTAGGATTCACCACGCCCAAAAGCTTGGAGCAAAACGCAGCCTTGGCAAAAAGTCGGCTACAAACGATGGCTGTCGGCTGCCCGCTTCGCTACGGCGTTGCCTGCTTGGTTTTGATTCGTGCTGCGGAGCAAACCAAATCATGAAATTAACCGAACTTATCCGCGATCTCGAAGCCTATCTCGAGCTGGGCGACGATACCGAAGTCGAGCTGCTCGCCGAGATTTCGACCGGCAAACCAACACAGATTATCGGATTAGTTTGCCCGCAAAAGCTTGGGCAGTCCAAAGGCGATGAGCCAGCAACCGTATATATTGTCGAAGGAGCAACAGAATGAGCGACCGCATCGAACGCATTGCCAGCCGGATCAAGACACTTGGCCAAGCCGCTAGGCTGTGGGATTGGATCGACCACCAGGACGAGCCAGAGCAACTCTGGGCCGCGATGGCCAAGGCGGCTCCCTGGTGTTTTGCTGACCCGACCAAGCCAAACAGCCTACGAACAATTCGAGGTATCTAATGCCACGACCACCGCACCCAACCCGGCCATTTGAGCCGTTGCCGACTCGAAACATCGGACGCATTTCGAACGAGGACTGGGAAGCCTACAAGGCGGCCGCCTACGCCTCAGGAAAAACGCTCAGCGAGTGGATCAGGGAAACGCTAACGCGAGCGGCTAAACGGCAGGCAAAGGCTTCAGAACAGGAATAGCCGGCTGGTATAGGTCGCACCGACCGGGCTGGCAGACGACGATTTCGCGAAATGGCACTTCGTCTGAGCTAAGCTTGCTTCCGTCCAGCAGGTTGATGCCAAAATACTTGGCCGGCTGGTAGGCAGTACAAAATGCCGGCTCTGTGGCTGCGGTTGGCCGAATTAGCCGCGTGCATCGATACACTTCTCGCTCCCCGTTGCAGCCACAGTCTAGCCTTCCAACCTTCTGGCCTCGGTGGACGCACGGTATCGGGGCTGAGTGCACTATCGACTTACGGGTTGTCTTTACCGTCGCTGTTGGTAGCCGTTTCTCTACGTATGGAACTGGCGATGGCAAACCTTGGCCGCAGCATTTAGTCCGACCGAAGTTGCCTGTTCGGCTTAGATAGGTTCGCTGGCAGGTCGGGCAGATTGCTTGGAACATTTTACACCAGCGGCAAAAGCTCGATGGTTACGGTGGTCGCTTTGCAAATGTCAAAATAGCCAGTGGTTTGGGCGTTAGCGTAGGTTGTGAGTTCGCTGAGTTTGAATGAGTCAGCTTGTCTATCAATGTTCGGCTTGCAGGTCGTCGCCCCGGCTTCCTGGCAGCCGTCCCAATTACAGCCGAAAGTGCCGTCGCTCAGCGTAGTGTCGCCAGTCGGTTGTAGGATCTTGATTCGCCGCGAATCTTGGTCGCACATATCTGGATTGTAGTTCGTCGAGTAGTCGCACTTATAAACGTTGCAACCAGGTTGTCCGTGCCCGATGCTGTCGGCAAGCCCAAGCCTCGTTATCGACTCATCTTTTAAGTAAAACTCGAAGAAGCCAGATGCGTACTCAACGTCGTCAGCCGGCGACTCAAACGTTAGCTCAACCGGATCATACTGAATCTCGCACCAATCTACCTCGACCGTCTTTGACTGGACGGTTGTCTCATCGTCGACTGGTTTTGTTGTGCAAATCCCTTCGACAAACGGGTAGGCATACTTAACATCGGTGCAACCAGTCGCGTCGTTTTCCATACTAGGGCAAGGGTCGGTATCAACGTCGCCATTCACAATTACCGATGAAATTCCACAAACATCGTCAAGCTCGAGCATTGCTCGGGTGATTCGTGGCTCCCCGTCGTTGTAGGTGCACGAGTCAACTTGCGTCCAAGTGTAAGTAGTTTCGGCTACGATGTTGACCGTCCAGGCTCCTTCGTGGATCTCAAACGGGCAGCACTCAAACGCATCGCAAACATACTCAGAAAATTCTTCCAGTTCCCAGTCGATGTTGCAAATCTCAAGCGTATAGAAAAGCACCTTGCGATTGATAATATCGACGGTGACATCCGTTGCGGTGATTGTGATTTCGGCATAGACGACGGTGATCGGCGTATATCGCTGGATCAGCTTTACGCCAGTAGTCCAAATGGCTGTAGATGTGGTCGTGCTTGCCGGCGGTTCGCACTGCCCAGGGCAATCGCCAGTCTGTCCGTTCTCGTCGGCGTAGGCACAGTCTGGCTCGACGCCGCCTAGCAAATCCGGCCCAGGTGCCTCACAGTCCCAGCACGTGCAATAGAGAACCTTGCAAGTCGAGGTAGCTCCGTCGCAATCAAGAGCGTTAACAGTCTGCCACCATTCAATCGTCTCCGACTGAGTTACCGGAGTACCAACAGAAACAGCCACCGGGAAACGAATTGTCCTTGAACAGTTTTGACCCTGAAAGGATCTTGTGTCGGGAAGCTTGACGATCTCATCGCCGGCCGTCAAAGCTGGGTCGGGATCGACGATAACCGTGAACTGATTTCCTGGATTATTGACGGTCGCAATTGTGTAGGTGACGCTATTGATCTGAACTTGCTGGCCAGCGGTGAACGTTGTCACTCCGTCGTGAGTGATGGTCAGCGTGTCTGTCCCGCCGTTGTATGATGTTGACACGACCTCGGGCCGAATCAACAAATCGTCATAGGTGCAATTTCCGCAGTCGGTGTTGACAGTGTACCGATAGCCTCTGATCGGCAAACTGCATGAAACGCACCCGCAGCAGTCGCAGCCAGGATTGTGCTTCTTCAATCCCATCAGGCACCGCAGTCTTCAAGAATGATGACCCACTTTCCGCTGCCGTACTCGCGAGCCACAAAGATATACTTGCCAGTATCGACCGATGATGACGCCACGTTGTAAACGTCGATTTCAGCGGCGTCCGCAAAGTCTTCTATCTCTTCAGCTACTCCAGGCTCGCCGGGAATATATTTGAGGGTAGCCTTGCCTTTTCCGGCTGTCGTAGTGCTTCGAGCGGTGATCGTCTCAGTTACATAGGCGATGTGGAGACGCGGAGCGGAAGGGTTGAATTTTCCTCGCATCTGCCCTTCAAGTACGAAGCCGCTTCGGCGTAGATATTTGACAACATCTAGCACCATCTTCGCAGTTGCCGGATCATACGCTCCGATCGAAACGTCTTCCATTAGTCCTCAAACGCCTTCACAATGCACTTACAGCTTGCGGTATTTGCTTTCATGTAAAGCGTTACGCTCGGCTCAAGGCGAAACAAAGCGAACTCGTTCGCTTCAAGCCGGCCACCGTAAACGCCTGTTGAGAAACCCCATTGCACATAATTTGTAGAGTCGATGTTTTTTAGGTAGCACCATCCTTCAGTACTCAACTCTGGAAACGTGAAAGACTCTTCCGACGTTCCGATAGTCACATAGCCAGGAGTCGGGCCGCCAGACGCGGCTTGCGTGAATTGAAGAGTACCAGTTGAGATGCTTTCGTTTAGGTTTCCGTTTGTTACTCGCAAAGATGCCGAGACTGTGATTTCGTTTGCCATGTTAAAGGAGTCCTAAGGCGTTGTAGGGAAGGCTGCCGTATCGTTGAACTTCAAGCCAGAAGGCGTTTTCTTTTTCAGTTTCTTCAGTGCCGTCTTGTTTTAGCAATACTGGACGCGTCATCGGCTCGCCAGCTTCATCGAGGGCACGTATTTTTTTGTTATCTTTTTTGATGTAATAGCCCTCGTGGCGAACTCTGGCATACCACGCTTTTGCGGGAGTTGTTCGGTAGGGATAGCGAAATTGAATTGATGCCGAGACATCCCATATTCCGCCGTTCTGCGAAGTCGCACTGTATGCGATGAGCCGTCCTGTTCCTGGTGGGTAGCCAAGAAACGTATCTGAGTTCGTCGAATGCCGATAAGCGTGAACAGCCGACGGTGAAAATGCTAGAAACTTGCGTTGAATTGTGACGACCTGATCGGCAATGTTCATTGTCACGCCTTCTATTGCTTCATTGAGCACGGTGACAATTGGATTCCCGTTCCAGTCCTCATCGATTGCTTGCTCGCTTTCAGCATCGCTCCAGGTGATATTTACCCCGCCGAAGTCGTTGTTTTCACCGCTGCCGCCTTGTCCGGTGTAGTTGATTGTCATCAAGTACATAATCGGCGAAACACGTTCCACGCTAGCCGATGCCGCATAAATATACGGAAAGTCGTCGCTGTATTGCGATCCCATTGCAGGTAGCCCAGGAGCGGCGTACACCTCATACAACGAGGTCTCTGGAACTGCCTCGACGACAATCTGATAGCCGACCTCAACGCTGACTTCGTCGGCACTTACAGAAGAAGAGAATCGCGACCACATTTTGTGAACGTCTAAAACAGCCATTTTATTTTATGATCTTAACTCCAAACTTCTTCTCTTCTTCTTTCGTTTGCTTGTGCAATTCCTCAAGCTGTTTCTTTTCAAGTTCTAGCTGTTGTTTTGTAGCTGTCCGATATGTTTTGGTGTATTCATTGAAGACGATTACCAAGTCTTCGACTGGCTGCCTTACTCTGCCTCTTGTTAGAAGTCGAGACTCAACAGCCTGAAGGTCAGGAGTTGCATTCGCAATGATTGCTCCACGACGATTCTCTAAAGCATCAAACATCGCGTTTACTTGGCTGCGTTGCGTTTCATTAACTGCAAACTTCAACGCGTCCTCTCTTTCTTTTTTAAGAGGATCAACGCCTCCTGGTTTTAATTGAGCTGCTATTCCGCCGACAATGTCCTGGATGATCAAGTCGTTAATTTTAGATCTTATGTTTTGATCGTTTCCCGCGGCCCTTAGCATATCTTCGTATTCTGCAGCTTTAGGGCTGGTTGCAGATGACCTTATGCTCTGATTCAACTTTTCGAGGATTCCAGGGATCTTGTTCCACTCTGGAACATCTATTGCAGCTTTTGCTCCAGCGGATCCAGAAAAGCCAGGATCAAACTTTCTTCCGGCGGCATCTATTTCTGAAGGCGATGGCAGCCGCATGCCAGGAACCATTCCTATTCTTTCAAGAAACCTTAAAACGGAATCTTCAGCAGAACTTAGCCTTTCTCCAAGCGTCATCCAGTCACGCTTCATAAACCCGCTAAACCAGGAAAACGCGACAGCAACTTCATTAATTCCGTCGATTAAAGGCTGAAAGTCTATCCGTTGCATTTCAGATAGTGTTTCTTCTAGCCAATTCGCAAAAGCCTCTATCTGCGGTGCCAGTTCTCCGATAACCGCTGTTTGCATTCCGTCAAACGCAACGCCCATCCTTGCGATTGCGTCATTCATCGCACCGATAGCCTGTACGGTTTGTTCTGTTGCTCCTCCATGAAGCAACTTGAAAGCCTCCATCGATTCCGCAAATTGTTGACCAATCATTGCCGGAGATAGTTCGCCGCTGCTCTTTCCAAGAACCTGAGAGGCAAGAAGCGATCTCTGGTTCATGTTTGGAATGTTAGATAGGGCATTACGCAATTCTAAAAACTGGGCGATTGGAGATTTTGACGACATGCCAGCGGCGTCCAGCCCTAACAGCGAAAACGCACCTTGTCCCTGAAAGTTTTTGCCACTGGCAATTTCAGCAACGGTAACGCGAAGTTTCCGAAGAGAAGCAATTGCCGTTTCAAAGCTTACGTTAGCTGCCTCTTCCATGGCAAATGTGAAAGCCTGGACGTCGGCTACCGTTTCGCCAAGTCCAGCAGCTACGTCTGCTATTTGATCGATTTTAGAAGCTTCTTCAATAAACGGGCTGACAAATCTTGTAGCTGTACTTACGGCACGGCTAAAAAGATCAAGGCCGTCGCGAACGCCAGAAATCGCCAGCGACCATTTTTGAAGACCACTGTTTGTAGCCATTCCGCTAACTTTGGACGCAACGGAATTAATTACGCTGCTCGCGTTGTCGATTGCGTTTATGGCTATAACAACGTCAGACATCGCTAATCCTTTGTGATCTCGTCATTAATGATCGACTGCTCGCAGTTCAGCATAGACCACAAAGAGACAAACCAAGCAGACTGATCTAGCAGCCCGCCGGCAACTGGCAAGAATCCTTTTTCAGCATGGCTTGCCATGTTTACCGCTCTTGCTAGATAAGGATCGACAAACTTTTTTCCGCATGTTGTCAATTGAAAATAACCGTCAATGCAGTGCTGACAGCCAATCCCATCGCACATAGGACATTCAATATCCGCCGGCGTGTTCGGTCCGATTCCGCTTTGGCACTCGTCATAGTTGCATCTTTTGCAAGTCAGCCCGTTTCGGATGAAGGCGGCGACTCTAACTTTTTTCGCTCTTCTGGCGTTAAGCTAGCCTCCAGTGTTGCGTCTCCAATAAGCTCCCAGCACTCACGTCGAGTTAAAAGATTTTCCGCTTCGTCAAGTGTAAAGGATAGCCCGCCCATGTTTTCCCAGCCGGCCAAAACAATTTCCAACGCGTCACGAATTAAATTAGCTTTTTCCGCGTTGCTACTTTGCTTTTGAAAGTCGCTTGCAATATCGCGAAGCTTGTCATCTTCTCGCCCGCTCAGAATTCGAAGCTTGAAGGTTGGCGGCGGTTGCTTGTCTCGGTCAGTTTTCAAGACGTAGCTATAAGTTCCGCCGCTTTCTAATTTTCTTGGCATACGTTAGCTGTTATCCGTAAAGGTGATGGAAAACTCTCGGTCGTCTGTTTGTGCGTTGCGGTTGCACTGCCACTCAAGCTCGTCAGTTACTAGGCGGTTTCGGTCGCCTTCTTGAATGTTAATGATCTGGGCTTTAGGTGCCGCGAAGACAAACGACCCGTTTCCAGTAGCACTGGCTAGCCCGATCGATAGCGATGCCTCTAGCCTGGCAAGCCAGTTGGTGTAGCTTGGCCGCGTGGCAACTAGCTTTGCCTCTGGGTTGGCGGTAACCATCGGCTTGCGGTTGGTGATGAGTGCCGAGTGAAAGCCGCTGGCATCCGTGGCACATTCACGCATCATAATTTCGTTGCCGAGGTCGATGGTTGCCGTCTCATAGCAAAGAGCGATCGAGTTGAAGCTAGCCTGTACGCCAGCCGCCCGCAGTGGCATTTCAGCAGTCGGCGTTTCGAATCCAGGATAGGTCGGGTCGATGATTGCCGAGTCTGTAGGCGTCACCCAAATCCCGGTAAACGTCCACTCGATGGTAGCTCGCTTGCCAGTTGCCAAGTTGATCTTGAACGTGCCAGCAGCTCCGCGAATCGACTTAAACATACCGTCCTGATAGCAGCCAATCGTCAGCGTCTTAACGTCGCTGCCAGGTGCTGCCGTCTTTGGGTACCATACGCCAGTATCCTTGACCAATCCGCAAGCTGGGAAAAACGTCGTCACCCATGATGGATCGCCGGTGCCGTCCCAGCTTATGTCTGTCTTGAAGCTAGCAGTACCCTTGTACCCTCCAGGCACGCTTGCCAGATAGCCAAACGAGCCTTGCCCTTCTCGCTCCTCGAAGTCAATCTCGGGCTGGATCATGACATCGTAGGCATTGAATGCAGCCTCGCTAGCAGTCAGGGACTCAGCCGTCCCGACAGTCGCTTCGACTTTGGCGGCAAGCACTCTTTTTCGTTTTAGCAGCGTCATGATTTTCCCTTATATCTTGCCTTCCAATTCAAGTTCAATTTTGCGAATGCGACGATCAATTTCGTATGCGAACCGTTTTTTCGTTTCTTTAACAGTCGGTGCCAGGTGATTGTTTTTAGTAAATGCTCCGTACGCAGAAGGCCCTCGCAAGAGAATAATTGGCAGCCTTTTTTTGCCGAGTCTCTTAAAGGCGTGCCCCTTGAATCTTACTAAGGACACTCCAGGTTTTGGCCCCATAAACGCATGAGGAATCAAGATTGATTTTCCGGATTTTCTTACCTTGACTTTGACGCCACCATCTTTTTGCTCTGGCTTAAAATGCTTGATGCTATACCTGAAACCTTTTTTCAAAATGACTTCAGTTTGTGGCATTGCTGCCGTTGCCCGCTTTCCAATAATTCCTTTTTTTATTTCACGCTGAGTTAAATTCACCTCAATTGCAATTAGCTTAGCAATCTTGGACTTTGTCATTTTGGCCGTTTCATTGACGGCAACTGCTAGCTCTCTCTTTATTTTCTTTGCGTTGTTTTCTAGCAACGAAGAAAGCTTGCGGATCTTTTCTTTGTCAACCGAAATATTGATCATAGTCTCGTCGCGTAGGGATCTAGTTCAGAGACTCGGTATAGCACAGTTAGCGGCAGGTTTACGCCATCAATCCCGCCGTCGGCGTTGATAAGCTCTTTCGCCTTCCATGCCGCATCGATCGCGTTGCCATCAAAGGTATGCCAGGTAGCCGCTGGGATGCAGACCGCCTTTTGAACGTCGGCCGCAAACTGCGAAACCTCTTGATCAATCGCGGTGCTGCTGTTTTCGTCGGTAAGCAAATGGCAATGAATGTTGAACGTCAGCTCACGGGCAAGCCCGACTGGGTTGCCTGGATACATTAGTTCGTCAACTTCCACCGTCTCGCCCATCGTCAACACAATTTGCAAATGGTCTGGAGTAAAGTTGCCTAAGCGGGTCGGCCGTATAACCGATCGAACTTTGGTTTGATAGCTCGTGCTGCTAAGCATCAGTCGAAGCCGGCGATGTAGCTCGCGAGCGATTCGCTCTTCGACTGTATACGTCAGCGGCATTCGAGCACCAACATTCCTTCGTCGTGGCCAAGTAGCTTGAGGATAGAACGCTTGCTGGCCTGCTGACCGACCCTTACGGCGAACTCTAAGGCGTCGCCGCCAAGGTTTAGCTCGTGGCTTGCAATCCCAGTTTCCGAGTTGTTGGCAACGTGGATTTCAAACACAGGCAGGACAGAATCGCCATCCTCTGGCAGTACTGCAAGCTGTTCGCGAAGAACAACCGCATTAATCGTCCTTGCCTCGCCGGCACGCGGGTAGTACGTAACCGGCTCGGCAAAGTCGTCGGCGTTGCAGAACACGCTATCGGCATCAGCCTGGATCGTGTCGTGCAGCGTCATAATTATCGCTTCGACTCTACGCGAACGTAGTCGATCGTCACCGCGTCAATGTTGGCACTGGAGGTCTTCTGGATCTGGAAGAACGGTTGCAGGCTTCCGGTGGCTTCGCCCATGTCAAAGGTCGTCGAAGCTGCAACGCGATCGCCGTCGATGAAGAATCGGACGTCGTTCTTGCCGGCCGAAAAGTCGATGACGAACTCCTTATAGGTCGTCGCCAAAGTCTTGCCGGTTGCCTTGTCGTCCAAGTCCAAGACGTTGTCATCGGTCTCGACAACGACAGCGGTCGTCGAGGTCGCACCGACCATCTTAAACTGAGCATTGTTGGTAGTCGAGTCAGTGTCGTCAGCACGATTCGACTGCAAACCCCAAACGATCGTGGTGCCAGAGGTACAACCAGACACTTTGACGCGAGTTTCAAAGCGTTGAATGTTGTCGATGTCGAAGCAAAGCTTGTTACCAAAGTCCAAGCAGACGTTTTGAACTTCGCCAGTCGATTCCAGCGTCAAAGCCACTTCGCCAGTTGCCGAAGGAGTCACGCTTGCGTAGGTCGGAGTTCCACTGGAGGAGGTGTCGGTCACCTTCCAGAAGCCTTCGCCAACCGTTGCGGCGTACGTTTGACCGCCGAAGAAGTCATCCTCAAAAATCGCGAAATCTCGAATACCAGCCATTTTATTTGAACCTTTGTTGTGAGTTGTTGTGTTGCCGAAAAGCCCGCCGCCCAGTTAGGCAGCGGGCAGAGAGTTAGCCGTTAGATCAGGCAGAGTTGCGGAACAGGCCACGCCAATCGATGGCCTTCACGCCGAAGGTCTGGCGAACCTTGTACTTGTAGGTGTCAGTGGCGAAGTCCCACTCGCTCTCAAGAACTGGCGATTCCTCGCCGCTCAAGAAGCAAAGTTCGACGGTGTCGATCTGGGCTGGGTCGGCGGCCAAATACCAGTTGGTGGTTGAGGCACCATCAAGCTGCGGCTCAACGATCACATTGAGCGAGCGAGCACCGCCAGGGCCGTAGATGTTGGCCGTGTTGGCGTTACCAGCAGCACTTCCGCCGGCGGCAGGGTCGGCAGTCGAAGCCATCAACTGCAAGGCTTCCGCCGAGTAGTTGGCCGGCACAATCAAGAAGCGAGGCACAATGCCGAGAATGGCATCGGAGCTGATGCCCTTTTGCAGCATCATCTTTTCGAATCCAGTCGACAGCGTTGCAACCGCCGGAGCAGCAGCACTGCCCGAGGTGTTGTCGCCGGATGCGTGCGAAGAAGAGAACAAAGAGTAACCATCGCCCATGGTTGGGTTGCTGGTCAGCACCTCGTAAACCTTCTTATTCTGCATCCGCCGAGCAGCGTTGCCGTGCATGGCTGGGATGCGGCTGATGGCGTCGAGGTCATCGTTGACGACCGTTTCCCAAGACACGGTGAACAAGGCACCGTACTTTTGAACGCTGTAAGATTCCTTCGAATCGCCGACGCTCTTCTCGGGATACTCCTTGCCTTCCGGAACCATTTCCAAGTTTGGCGATTCGCCGAACCGGATACGGTTGATGGCCTTGAAGTCCTCAACGCTCGGAGCTTGGCGAGCCCATTGCGACCAAGAGTAGATCGCTTCGTCATAAGCAGCCAGCAACGTCTTGTTGGCGGCATCGAGCAGCAGGTTGGTAAAGCTGCCGGTGGTGTGATAAGACTCGGATCGCTTGATATACCGCTCGCTGATTGAGCGGTTACCCATCGCCGCCATCGCGATTTCGCGATTGCTCATCCGCTCGACTGGGTAGCCAGCACGCGACAGAACAGCGTACGCCAAGCGGTTGAGGCTCAAGCGTGCGAAGTCGTTAGCCCCGGCAGCCGGGTTGTCAACTTTGTGCCGCTGAACTCGAGCTCCTTGATAGGAGCGAATCAGCAAGCCGTCGCGGACGGCGGCATTGAACTTGTCGTCTTCGGAAGCCGTGACCTTGATCTCGGCTCCACCGACCGTTTGGCCGATCTCTTTGGTACTCATCTTTCGAAGGATCCTTTCGCGGGCGTCTTCAACGGATAAACCGGAATCGCAAAGCTCGTCAGCGAAGGCCCGCTCAAGCTTGGCAAGTTTGCAATCCTGGATAATGGTCTTCCGCCGCTTCGCGTCCGCGGTGAGGTGTCGCTTGACTTCCTCTTCCACGTCCATCGTTTTGGCGACAGGTTCGGTGGCTTCTTCGACTGGCTTGTCTTCCATGACTTCGCGTTTCGAAGCCTCAACAGGCTCGACTGGCAGAGATGCCATTTCGTCAGATACTTCGCTCGCTTCTTCTGCGGCTTCGCTGCCCATCATTCCGGCGACCCAAGCCAGGATCTGGTTGGGATCTTCCATGCCTTCGGGTAAGCCTTTCGCCTGCAAAGCGGCGAGCACTTGTGCATCGATCATTCGAGATGATTCCTTTCTTGCCGCTTCGAGATATGAGCGACGGACGGTTGAATAGTTGTCTGCCCCGCAAGCGACTAAGCTTGCATCCAAAGGCGTCCAACTCAGAACGATGTTTGCTGGGCCTTCGATGACGTTGCCAGCAGTTGTGCGATACGTTTCGCCGCGTTGAACAAACCGCGTCTCGAGCGGTTCGGCGGTGATCGAGAAGTCTGTGAGATGCCCTTCGGAAAGCTTTGCATAAGCTTCTTGCGAGGCTGCGTCAGATGCGAAGTAGGCATCGCCGCCGAACTCATCGCCATCGACGCTGACATTGCGAAGGCTGCCGACGACGTTGCGGATGGTGCTTTGATCGTGGCTATCGACGATCGGGAGTTGCGTGCGACCTGGACGCATTCGCATCCCGTCCATCAGCAGCACTTCCTTGACAACCATTCCGCGATCGTCGTCATAACGAAGAACGGGCGTTTCGGTGGCAGTTACAACGCGAACCGATCGCCGAGTTGCGTCAGCGGTCGAGGCAACCACCGAGACTTCCCGCATGACGAGCGATGGAGTTTTGGCTGGCGGTAGCTTGCCCTTTCTCATGCGTCCACCTCGTCCAGATTGGTTTCGATGGTTCCATCGCTTGCGTCGGCGATGAGTGCGTCGATGTTGGCTTGAGATAGACCAAGCGTTGACAGCAGCACCGACGCCTTGGTCGAGGTGATCGAGCCATCAACTAAGCCAGATAGAACGTCTTCGATGGCCTTGCCGTTTCGCTTCCATTGCAGGCGAGACAGACCAGCCATTTCGCCCGTACCGACTGCGGCTGGCTGCTCGGCCGGCGGTGCCGTAGCTGCAATCTGCATCTCTTCAGGAGTCAGCAGCCCGAGTTGCTTGCGTAGCCGTTCTTCCTTGGCTCGCTGATAGAAGACAGCTCGATACGAGCGACCGCGGCTACCCAGTTCCGTCTGGTAGTCCGACATGAACGTCTTGATAGATTGCTCGGCTGAAGCTTGTTCCGATTGCGGATCGACCCATTCCCACTCGGGAGTCTGCCACTCGACCGGAGCGTACTTGCGACGATCCTCTAGCAACTCAGCGGAAGTCGGAAACTCTTCCATCCCAGAGATTGCCGCAGCATCACAGAACGCATCCCAGATGGGTTGGCACATGTGATTGAGCAGATACCGCTGCCACCGACGAAAGCGGCGACGGTCTTCTAGCTGGGAGGTTCGCGAGGAAGAGTAGTTGGTTTTGCTGTAGTCACGAGCGACGATCTCATAGCTAAGCCCAGTACCAACCGCGATGCCTCGAAGCATCAGGCTGATCCACGGTTCGCTGGCCGAGTTTGGCCGGCCTGGGTTGGCCGACTCAATTGACTCGTTCGGCCGTAGCCGCATTACCATCCCGGGCTGTAGGTACTCGTAGGCGTTGCCGTCAGTGTCGACGGTGTCTTGATCGTTTGGGGCAAGCAGGCTGCCGATTGGCGTTTCACTCTTGATGGCGACTGTGAAGCACGAGGCAACAGCCGAAGCTTGCAGCTCGTTGTCAACGTATACGCCCAGGTCTCGCAGCCAAGAGAGAACTGGAGCAAACCAGCTAATCCCGCGAGTCTGTCCGATGCGGTCTCGGCGGAAGAGGTGCAGCACCTCGCTTGCGGGAATCCGCTCGGCGGTCCGGTGGACGCTGTAAATGCCGTTGGGATGGTCTGGATAGAGCCAGTAGGCAATGGGCTTGCCGAGGTCGTCCACCTCGACGCCGCGGATGATGCGGTTGCCAGTTTCGCGGCTAACGCGAGCATGATAGGTGTCCTTGTCGCCGGCGAGCCGGTCGGCTTCGATAAGCTCAAGAGCCAATGGTACTGGCCGAAGAATCCCGCGATGGGTTTTGCTCGGCGTGCGTACCAGGCGGATAAGGACTTCGCCAGCCTCGACAATTTCACGTTGGCAAATCGACTGGATCTCATCGAACGTGTATTGCCCGTTGATGTCGCAGACTTCGCACCATTCCCGCCAGGCCTTGTCGCGAGCCTCGTTGGTGTCCTCGATGTCGTCGCCTTCGGGAGTCTCATAGGTTGACTGGGCTTTGATCCCGCAGCCAACGACGCTCGAAACGATGGTATCGACGACGCCCCAGGCATAGCTGTTGTTTCGCACCAGCTCGCGAGCCCAAGCACGCATCGAGTCGGCACCAAACGGGCCCAGCAATTCCTGGTCTGCCGATTGATTCTTCGGCTTGCGGTTGGCGGTCAGCCGGTTTGGCTCGGCTCCTTGATAGCTACGGGCAATCCGCCGAGCTTGCATCCTGCGAAGCTTGGCAGCCGGAGCAAAGACGCCGATAAAGTTGTCGAGAACTTCGCCGATGCCAATCATGCGGATGGTTTTCCCATCTTGGCAAGGCGGAAAGCACCGCTGCCGTTCTCGCGTTGAACGGCAAAGAGAAGCTGATTGCGTTGCTCGAAAAGCGTGTTTAGATCGAGCTTCGTTACGCTGCGGCTGCCAATGTTGTAAGACGAAGCACCGCCGGTAAGGAGTGCTTCGATTGCCGCGTCAATCTGTGCTAGAAGATCTGCTGCCGATGCCATGCCATCAAGATGGCAAGCACATGTCAATTACTATACAGCTATTTACAATTGCAATTGTAACGGACGAAAAAACTACGGGCCTTCTTGTGCCCAGGTGTTGCCGCAAAAGCCGCACTTGCAATATCGAACCTTGCCGTGCTTGGCGTAGACTCGGGAGTAGTTTGTTCGCGGTGGTCGATTGGCTGCACACATTGAGCAGTCCCGAGGGACGAACTCGCGAGGCTTTGGCTCGTCAATCAGACGAACGTCCGGCGTTGGCTCAAGCCGTGTCTCCATTGGGATCTGTAACCGATGTTCTCGCTTCCTCTTTGCCATTGTTTTCACCATCTTCGCTTGGGAATCCACCCTCCTGGACGAGAACGAAACTTGCCGTGCTGCCTTTGCTGCACTGGCTTAGGCTTTGGCTTTGGTTTGTCGCTGAGCTGTTGCGGCGATAGCTCAACCTCCGAGGGAGCAATCAGTTTGATCCCGCAAACCTCAGAACATGCGGCGGCCATGTACGTCGCGTCGAGCCAGTGGTTGTTTTCCGACTTGACGTTCCAAAACGTCTTGGCCCCTTTGCCTTCCTTGAATGAGGTAACTAGCTCTTCGGCCGCGATGTGATGAGCATAGGCTTGGTGCTTCTGGTTCCCGTCTAGCTCAAACAGCGACAGCGAGCCACGCCGCAGCATGTTTTGTTCGTCAAACGTCGGCGTCAAATATCGTTCGTGCACCCATTGCTTCCAATAATTGGTATCAAGCTCGTATAGCCAAAGTCCTTGAGAATCCAACCTAGAAGCGTGCAGGTTGCTTCCAGCTAGCACGGAAGACGACGAGGTTTTCTTCGGGTAGTACGGGGCAAACCCTTTTGACGGGTGGAATGGCGATCGAACCTGCCGGCAAAACTCATAGGCGGCATTGGTGAACGTCCCAGAGTCAACTAGAGCGAAGTCTATCTGTCGACGCTCGCCGGCCTGGTCGATGTACTCTTTGGCCAAAATAGCGTCTCGCCATTCCAGCAAAGCACGGTAGATCATCGGTTCGCTGCCTTCATGATCCATCGATGTATCGGTACCAGTAACCTCGGCAACTCCGTAATCGATCACAGCACCGCCGGCACCATTCCACCAGGCACAGACGACCCAGTGACAACGATACTTCCCGAGGTCGATAGCCGCGGTAATCGCTGCCGTATTCAACGGGCACATCTTTCTAGGCAGTCCGTTGACTCGGCTGGTAATGATCGCTGCGGTGAGCCCAGCTCCGACCGGGCCCGCCTCCTCCGGCGGGTCGTTGTCAATTTCTGTCGCAACCGCTTTTTCACCAAAATCGGCCACGCGGTTAAAGTACGCTTGAACGGCCGATAGTTCGATCGGTTCACCATCCGCGTGCAACCTCTTGTCGTAAGATTGTGCATTGGAGACGACGCAGCCATCTTCGATGTTGCTTTTAAGGTCTCGCCAGAATCGAAACGCTTCCCGGGCATCAGGGTCTTTCTCGGATCGGTTTTGACGCATCTCGATATATTGCTGAACCAAGTCCATGCGGTCGGGTCGCTTGACCATTTTTCGGTAGCGTCTTCCCTTCCAAGATGGCTTCAGCTTTGGGTCGGTGTACCGATAGGCGATGCACTTGCGGTTTTGGGTCGTGCACAGCATGACGCGGGAAATGCGGACGCCGCTCGGGCCGAGCCCTGCGATGTCTTGCTCAATCACCTCCTCGTTCTTGGCAATCAGCGTATCGGATGCCGCTGCTTCTCGGTCTTCGATGTCGTCGATGATTGCGATGGTTGGTCGTTGGTCACGATAGTTGGTGCCGCGGATCGGTCCGTCAACGCCGAGCGAGGCAATGATCTGGCCTCGGCTTACTGGCTCGCTGTTCTTCGGCCAGTCTGCCGGCAACTGCCATCGTTCAACCTTCGGGAATATGAGGTGATCGGAAGCTAGCTCGATGTTCGTAAGCTGTCCACGGACTGTCTGCATGCGGGCTCGGCTGCTCCATCCGCCGACGGCTTTGAACAGTACTCCGACCTCGGGAAAGTCTGCGATCAGCAGTTCGGATTGCTGTAGCTTTTCCTTGATTCCTTTTAGCTCGTTCTGGGCTTTGCTTTGCGACTTGCCAATAACGATCGGGAATTTCGAAAGGCCGGTGATTGCCAGCCACAATGCGACGAACAGAGCCAGGCGAGTTTTGCCTTCTCCGCGAGGCCCGGCGATCGCCTGGTCTCCGCCAAACATCGCGGCATTGATGATTGACTGAATCATGTCTGCACGGTCAGCCGTGAACTTTTCATAGAACACGTCGGCGAAGTACGTCTCGAGGAAAAGTTGACAATCCGCCAAACAGGCCAAACGACGGTCGATGGACTGCGGGCACGGGATGGCGATGTCTCGCTCAGCCGCCCGCTTCTTCGCCATCATAATTCGCTGGCGAGTCCGCTCGTCCATCTTGGGCTTCGATGGCTGGGATTGCAATTCCACTGGCAGACGCGAGCCTAGCAAGCTCTTCAGCTCCGAGGTGCTTAGCGAAGTCAACCAGTCTTCCACGTTGTTGATGCTCATCCTCCTGTATCAACCGCTCTTCTTCCAGGTTGATCTGGTCTGCGTGCAAAAGTGCTTTGGCCGCTGATGTCCTTTCTCGCGGCGAAGCTGTGCGATCTGCAACAATCAGCAACAGACTTGCAATGATCTTTTCGCGGTACTCTGCTTTGATTGGCCATCGTTCTCGCAATGCTCGCTCCATCAAACGCGTATCGCGGACACTCATTTAATATCTAAAGCGTTACGGTCGGAATTGCACCGCCCCTTCCCGACTGGAATGCCGGGCGTGCCGCTTTCAGCACTTGTAACGCGTTTTGGGTATGGTTTGCGTAGTGGCTCGATTCGCTTTCGCATTTCGTCATCTAATGGCATTAGATAGCGGTGTTTTATCGCTGCCACTACTCTTTCGGCATTTTTGTCAACGTGCTTCTTTAGCCACGGTATTGACTGTCCGCCTTTTCCGTATCTGCTGTGCAACGTCTTTGGGTGTTCAATCTTTCCATTAACTCGGTATCCGTGCGTTGCAACTGTTCCGTCGTAAATCCAATTGGTTGCCTGATAAATGCCGCCATGATGGCCTTGTGATGAATCCGCAAACGATATCACTAACCGAATATCTGGGCATTGTTTTTTCAAAAACTTTAACGCAATCGACAAAATGCGTGATGTTGAAACAGTATGCTTTGACAATGCTACTCTCGTTAGTTCGCAAACGCCGGTGATCGGTAATTGGAACCGTTTACCGTATTCTGGCGTTGCACCTTGGCCGAACAACACAACGCCGATAAACTTTTCACTTTCCCATGCCCCAACTTTCAATCGCTTAAACGATGGCAAACAACCGCTGTAATGCCAATTCTTGCAGGCATACTTAGCTGCCTCATGCGTTGCCCAATCAATTCGCAAATCAGATTTGCTCACGACAATCAAATTCCTGTCGACAATGAGGACAAGTCACAATCTTGGGTTCTAGTTGGTCAAGCTGCCCTTGGTCATCTTCAGACCCAGGCTCAAAATCTGCTAGCATCGCTTCAATTTCTTCAACAGAAAAACCTGCCGCAGTCGCTAGGTCTTCATCATCTGCCAGCAAGCCGTTTAACTGGGCCGCCAGAACGTCGGAATCCCATTCAGCTAGTTCAGCTGTCCGGTTGTCTGCGATAGCGTAGGCAACAGCGTCTGACCCATTTAACTCGGTGATGACAACATCTATAGAATCCCAGCCAAGCTGCTTCGCTGCCTCAAGAGTTCCGTTGCCAGCTCTGACAATGCCATTCCTGTCGATAACGATGGGCTTTTGCTGACCAAACCTCCTCAGGCTGGCGATGATTGCCTGGATGTTTCGATCATTGTGCTTCCTCGCATTTGCTGGGTCGTTGGAAAGCTCAGAAACAGACCGCTGCTCAATCTTCAATGATCACCTCTCAAGTTAATGGAAAATGGCCCCCTTACCCCCAGGCCAATTATTGCTATGAACGGACTAACTTTTTTTTGAAAAAGACGGCCTTTTCGCCGC